AGTTAAAGAAAGCAATGAATTGAGTCGCATGCTTGAACACGCTGGCGTGCCTATCAAGGAAGGTGTGTTGACCGATTCAACAGGCCACACACTGGAACATATCAAAGACACATTCCGTCGTGATGTCAAAGACTTTTCCCAGTCTGGTGAAATGAGCGATGCCTTGTATGATGCCTTGTATGACTACTACTTTGATGACATGCCTTATGGTACAAAAAAAGCCAGAGATGGCGATCCTTATGAATGGATCAGCGATCGTTTTGCACAAGACATTGGGCTAGACGAAGGGTGGAAAGGTGCATTGGCCGGAGGACTTGCTGGTGCTGGATTGGGCAGTGTGGTTCCAGCCTTGGGCACTGTGGCTGGCGGTATTGCTGGGGCCTATGCAGGGCACAAATTAGGCGACCAGGGGTTCAGCGATCCAGATAAAGAATACAACGCCCGCCAGAAATTACAAAAACAACAACAAAAACCTGTGGCCGAATGCAACTACACCATGGAAGGTGAATACTGTCCCGAACACGGCCTAGCCGAATGTGGTGGTGCAGTGGGCATGCCCTACAGCATGGGTGAAGCACAGGCACCACAGGACCCTATGAACTCGAACTCAGCCATGACCGGTTCATACTATGAAGGCAAAGAAACCCAAACTCAAGAAGGTGATGCACTTTTGGCAAGAATAAAATCACTGGCTTTGCTCAGATGATATAAATACACTTGACACGTAGGCAACAAGCGCATATACTACTACAGTGTTTGCGCTTTTTTGTTTGTGAGTCACAGGCAACAAAGATCTAAACATTTAGATAGGCAACATAACATAGGCAACTTATCAAGGAGAAAAACTATGGCATCTTTAGCAGAAATTCGAGCACGACTACAGGCAGCAGAAAGCAACAAAGGCGGCGGCCAAACAGGTGGGGACAATTCAATTTATGCCCACTGGAACATGGAAGAAGGCCAATCGGCCACACTGCGTTTCCTTCCAGACGCAAATACCAAAAACACATTTTTCTGGCAGGAACGAGCAATGATTCGTTTGCCTTTTGCTGGCATCAAGGGCGAAGGCGACTCTAAACAAGTGTACGTGCAAGTGCCTTGTGTGGAAATGTGGAACGAGGCCTGCCCAATCTTGGCAGAAGTTCGCACCTGGTTCAAGGACAAGAGCCTTGAAGAAATGGGTCGCAAATACTGGAAAAAACGCAGTTATATTTTCCAAGGCTTTGTGCGTGAGAATCCACTCAGCGAAGACAAGACTCCGGAAAATCCCATCCGACGTTTCATCATCGGACCACAAATTTTCACCATCATCAAAGGTGCGCTGATGGATCCCGAACTGGAAGAATTGCCCACAGACGTGTTACGTGGCCTGGACTTCCGTGTAACCAAAACTGCCAAGGGCGGCTTTGCTGACTACAACACTTCAAAGTGGGCACGTAAAGAGTCTGCACTGACCGAAGCTGAACAGGCTGCTATTGCGGCACACGGCTTGTATGATTTGAGCACATTTTTGCCCAAGAAGCCCGGCGATGTTGAGTTGAAAGTGATCAAAGAGATGTTTGAGGCCAGTGTGGATGGACAACCGTACGACACAGAACGTTGGGGTCAGTACTTCCGTCCTGCAGGTGTGCAAGCACCTGGTGGTGCCGGAGTCGCACATGCAGATGAGGATGCACCTGCTCCAGCAGCCCGGACTGCACCCAAAGTGGCAGTACCTGCTCCGGCACCTGCTGACAGCTTTGACGAAGACGATGCGCCTGCGGCAGCCGCACCAGTGGCTCGACCTGCAGAAGGCAGCAAGAATGCCCAGGATATCCTGGCCATGATTCGTAGCCGTCAAGCCAAGTAGTAGAACAATTGACTGCTGGCTCAAGCCAGCAGTCAATCTAAGTTGATACAATTGATGAAATCAAACAATCGTACCGTTATTGTCAGTGGGTCCAGTCTTACGGATACCACGGCCTGGCCCACCTGGGCCACCTGGGTTGACTTCAGATACAAACCCGCACAGTTGATCAATTGCGGCACCAAAGGAATTGGCAACGAGTTAATAATTTTAAAAGCCATACAACAAGCAAAAAAACACACCAATCCACTGTTGATAGTGCAACTGACCAATGTTGACAAATGGGACTGGTATGTGGAAAACAATGATTTGGCACAGTTGATATCTCATGAAAAACACCCACTGGTCAAACTCCACCCAACAGACCAACAGGGTTTTTGGTCAACTGGTTCGCACTTTCCCTTATGGAAAGAGCATTACCGAAATAACTATTTCAGCATGGAATATCATGCTTATAGAACAGTTCAGTTGATATCATGGTTCCAGCGGTTGTGTCAACAACAACAGTGGGAATACTATATAATTTTTGACAGTCCCATACTGTCGGTAACCGAAAGTTATCTCAATACTGGCAATCTAACCACCGAAGAATGTTATTCTACTTGTTTGATAGACAACACAATTTGCAAAGTGCTATTTGATTTAGTTGACTGCGACAATATTTACTTGCCGGGCATTATTGGATACGCCCACTTGAATGGGCATCCGTGGTGGACTCAAAAGAACAAATGCCATCCAGGCAGTCTAGTGCATTGGCACTATACCAAGGATGTGATTTGTCCAGTTCTGGATCACATGCTCGAACCATGTCAGGACCTGCAGTTGTCCGAGACAGATGCCAGGGTATTTCAGCAATTGTTTGGCAAGATATGATTGTTCAGACAGCGCTAGATTATATGATTGTTCAGACAGCGCCAGATTGCTACAATCTAAAGGATCATCTTGGCGGGTTCTCGGCTGACCTGGCCAATCAATTGATTGAATCTTTGCCCTGCCGATCAATAGAGGCAGCTACCGAATACATTTTGTCAGATGAAATCAAACAAAAGTATCCGCATATCAAATTCTCCTTTAACATTAACAAAAAAGCACAGATACTCAATAAATTATTGGACTATAAAGTGCATCCCGAACTAACGTTTCAAAATTTTGTTTGCAGCTTTAATGGTTCGACTCATGTGAGTCGAAAGTTTTTGGTAGCGATACTGCATCGATTTGGTTATTTTGATCCTGTGTATTCAAGTAAAAATTTTGTGTTTACAGCAGATAAACTTGACGGTCATTTGCAGGATTACACACACAATCAGTCACAACAGTTTTATCGCAAATTTTTTATCTCAGACAACTGCCAAACTTTTTTTGATACCGTTTACAGTTTTGGTCATGTGAAATTTGACCATGGATCCAACATCTATAACCTTGAAAAACAGTTGACCCAAAGTTTTTTGCATGTGGTCAGCGAATCCATGGCCACAAGTTACTATCCAATTGTGACTGAAAAGTTTTTGTACAGCGTGGTCACCAGAGGATTATTTTTGTCATATGCTCAGCCTGGGTGGCATGACCATGTAGAAAAATATTATGGGTTTAGGCTATACAACAAATTGTTTGATTACAGATTTGACGCAATCCAAAATCCAGTTGAAAGATTGGTAGAACTTGTGTCAATGATATCAAAATTTAGTGTATTGTCGTCCGATGATTGGAAAGATTTGTATGCATTAGAACAAGAGTCGATTGAGTACAATCACAATCATTATTTAAGTGGCGATTACTTGAAAAATCTCAAAAGATTCATTTGATCTAGACAAGCACAACTAGAGTCAGTATAATATCAATTAATATAGAGGAACAAAATCATGGCTAAACCATTTGACGTAAGCAAATTTCGCAAGGAAATCACAAAGAGCATCGACGGACTCAGCATTGGCTTCAACGATCCCACAGACTGGATCTCAACAGGCAACTATGCGTTAAACTACCTGATTTCGGGAGACTTCAACCGTGGCATTCCCTTGGGCAAAGTCACAGTGTTTGCTGGTGACTCTGGTGCAGGAAAATCATACATCTGCTCAGGTAACATCATCAAGAATGCACAACAACAGGGAATCTTTGTGGTGCTGATTGATAGTGAGAACGCACTAGACGAAGACTGGCTCAAAGCACTAGGAGTTGACACCAGTGAAAGCAAATTGCTAAAACTGAGTATGGCCATGATTGATGATGTGGCCAAAACCATCTCCACATTCATGAGCGACTACAAAGCCTTGCCCGAAGGTGAACGACCCAAGGTCATGTTTGTGATTGACTCATTGGGCATGTTGTTGACTCCTACTGATGTCAACCAGTTTGATGCAGGCGAAATGAAGGGCGACCTGGGCCGCAAACCCAAAGCACTCACAGCCCTGGTTCGCAATTGTGTGAACATGTTTGGTAGTTACAACGTGGGCCTGGTATGTACCAACCACACATATGCGTCACAAGACATGTTTGATCCAGACGACAAGATCTCAGGTGGTCAAGGTTTCATTTACGCCAGCTCAATTGTTGTGGCCATGAAAAAAATGAAGCTGAAAGAGGATGAAGACGGCAACAAGGTGTCAGACGTGAACGGAATTCGTGCAGGTTGTAAAGTCATGAAAACACGCTATGCTAAACCGTTTGAAGGTGTTCAAGTGAAAATTCCTTACACAACAGGCATGAGCCCTTACTCAGGCCTGGTGGATTTGATTGAAAAGAAAGAACTACTCAAGCGCGAAGGCAATAGCCTGGTGTTTACCACCAGCGATGGTGAAATTATCAAGAAGTTTCGCAAGGCATGGGAAAAGAACGATGATGGATGCTTGGACAAGGTCATGATAGACTTCAAGAACATCAAAACAGAAATAAGCACAGTTGATACAGCGGAAGAATAAATGACTGATCAAGGGCTTGAAAATCTACTCAGTAGATATGATGTACTATATTTGAAAAAATTAAAGTATTTCTTTGAGTCTCCGATTGATCATTTGTACAAAGAACTTGCCGCAGTCAAACGTGAATCTTACAATGCCGATCAACGAATTGTACTAATTGATACCCTGACGTCTGACAATAACAAACAACATTTTTATAACTATCTTCAAAAAATAATAACGCATTTGGATATCACCAACTGTTTTGTAATGATAGTAACCGCCGACTCGGTCGTTGTTGAACATTTAAATTTTGCCAAGCAGAAGTATTCGCAGGATCAAACAAGTATTCAAGTTGAGCAGTTGGCATTGATCAACGATGCTGTAACAGGATCTACAAATTTTAATATACCCGACACAGTATGTATCAATCCTTGGATCAGTTTAGAAGTTGGACTAGAAGGAAAGATTACTCCATGTTGCGTTTACAAAGAATCCTCGGAGTCTGAGTCGATTAAAAATTCTTCTTTATTGACTGTAATCAACAACAACAATCTGACAGAATTAAAACAACAATTTTTACAAGGCAATCAACCTTCCGGATGTCAAAAATGTTGGCAAGACGAAAGCAATGGCAAATTTAGCAAACGTCTTCGCGATAACTATGTTTTCCGAGAAAAATTGTTTGACATTGATTACAATAATATTGGGTCAACAAAATTAATTTCATTGGATATAAAACTTAAAAATACTTGCAATTTAAGTTGTAGGATTTGCAATCCTATTGCTAGTAGTAAATGGACAAGAGAGGCTGCTCAGCATCCAGGATCCTATCCTCAGTGGGCATCTTTAAGAAATATCAAAACAGAATGGACCGACGATACTAGTTCGAATTTTTGGCAGGATGTTGAAAAAATAGGGAACAATCTAGAATATATAACATTTGCCGGAGGCGAACCATTGCTTGACAAGTCTCATGCTCACATGCTAAAATACTTTGTTGATAACAATCGCAGTGCTCAGATATCACTGCATTACAATACCAATGGTACTGTGTATGCGGATCATTTGATTCCACTTTGGAATAAATTCAAACAAGTTGAGCTGAGTTTTAGTATTGACAACATTGAATCAAAATTTGAATACGAACGTTATGGTGCTGTCTGGACTGATGTAGTTGATAACATTAATCAATATAAAAAACTAAATTCAGAAATCTACAAATTTAATGTATTCAGCGTGGTCACAGCATTGAATATCTTAGACAGTTACACATTGTTTCAATTTTGTAAAAATAATCAATTGCCTGTTGTATTTGATTTGCTAGATTTGCCGCAAGAACTCAATGTTGGGCTATTTGATCGCAAACAGAAAAATTACATAAGTACCAAACTCCTGGCAATTCATGATGAAGAATTCCACAACATGATTGAACCAATTGTCAATTCAATGAACACACGAGCAATTCAGTGCAATCCAACAAGCATGATAAATTACTTACAAACCACTGATAAAATACGTCATCAGAATTTTGCCACAACGTATACCGAATTGTCTAATATATTAGGATAGAACAATGAAAATATTGATAGTTGGTGATAGTTTTGCCGCTGATTGGTCATGCAAATATCAAGATTATCCGGGATGGCCAGAACTGTTGGCTGGTGATTTTCATGTGACCAACCATGCACAGGCCGGGGTCGGTGAGTACAAAATTTTGTGTCAACTGCAACAAGTGCCTGATCTAGATCAATA